TGTTGTAATTGGTTCAAGACAGCACCCTGATGATTTATATAATCACTTACTTGAATCAGATAACTTTACAAGCATAGTAGAAACTGCACATGCATTAGATTGTGCTATACCAGAACATTTAGAAGATGAACATACTGATTGTATGTTATGGGCAAGTAAACGTACTTTTAAATGGTTAATGTCTAGGTTACATTCTGCAGAATCTACAGGCGGTAGACAAACATTTGAAATGGTATATTACAACCAAGCATATGTAGAAGGTACACAAATCTTTACTATGAATATTATTGACCAATGTATGCGACCTGACTTAGTACTAGGACAGGTATATAAAAATTTATATCTTGTTGCTGGACTTGACCCTGCATCATCTGGTTACCAAGCATCTGTACTTTGGGGTATAGACCAATACAGAGGTGAATTATATTTAGTAGATTTAGAAAACAGACGTGGTGGTGGTATTAGAGCTGCACTTGACCAAATGGCAGAATGGTTACATAACTATGATGTTAGACATTGGATAGTAGAAGAAAACGGATTTCAAACTGCTATACGACAAGATGCTGCTATTAAAGAATTTACATTACGTACTGGTATAACTGTACAAGGACATCTTACAGGTAAAAACAAACATGACCCACTTTATGGTGTAGGTGCTATGGCAGACTTATTTGAAGATAGACGTATACACCTTCCTGTTGGTGATGGTGTGTCAAATGCAAAAGTACAACAATACAGGCAACAACTGTTATACTTTGATGGTAAACCTGTTTCTAAACGAAACAAGGAAAAAACTGATATAGTTATGGCTAGTTGGTTTCCAATGAAGGTTTTTAGACGTATGCAAAAAGAGCATGCTGCTGATATAGGATTAGACTACAATCCTAGTTATGGAGATTATAAGATGACAGACATGAATAACGCACCATGGGCATAGAAAATTTAGACGTTAAGTCTTATCAAGAAATTATTAGGAATGCTGCTGAGCTTACATCAGGTAAATTAGTTCAAGAACGACAAGTTCAAAAAGCTAGAATAAAAGCTATTCTTAATGGTGGTGCGGATGGTATTAAAGCATTATTAGGTAATACAATGGAAACCTCTGATGCTGATTTATTACCAGCTCCTAACATGTTGCAATCAGGTATTGACCGACTTGCACAAAAGATTTCAGGTATTCCTCAGGTTAGAGTAGATGTACCTAATGAGAATGATTCAACTAGAAGTAAACTTAGAGCAGAAAAACTAGAACGTATTGTTACTAACTATGATGATAAACAAAATTTATTAGGACAGTTACAACAAGCAGCTAGATGGTTACCTGGTTATGGTTACTGTGCGTGGGTTATTACAACTAAACGAGATACTAATGGATTTGTTTACCCTAGTGCTGAACTACGTGACCCTTACGATACATTTCCGGGAAACTTTGGACCAGACCAAAAACCAAGAGAACTGGCAGTACTAAGACGTATACCTAGATATAAACTTGCACAGATATATCCAGAGTTTGCTGCACAGATTTTAAAACAAGATGAAGATGCTGAAGATGCACAAACAGATAATGCTTCACCATTTTTGTCATATGAAAACAACAGAGAACAAGGTTGGGAAGACAATACTTACTCTGGTGTAAGAGTTATTGAATATTATGACATGGGTGGTACTTATGTAATATTCCCTGAACGAAATATGATTTTAGATTTTATTCCTAACATTCTATCAACACCACCATTTGTATTTATGAAGCGTGTGTCATTTGACCAATTAAAAGGACAATATGACCATGTTATAGGTTTGATGGCAATGATGGCGAAAATTAACATCATGTCGGCAATAGCCATGGAAGATTCTGTGTTTACAGAAACTAACATATCAGGAGAGATAGAATCCGGTCAATACAGAAAAGGCAGATTTGCGGTCAATTATCTAGCTCCTGGTACACAAGTTTCTAAACCAATGAATAACATTCCATATCAATTATTCCAACAGATAGATAGATTAGAAAGACAATTGCGTATGGTTGGTGGTTACCCTGTAACTGACGATAGCCAATCACCTAATAGCTTTGTTACTGGTGCTGGATTATCAGAACTTAACAGCACTATGTCTTTAATGATTTCTGAGTATAGAGATATATTTAAATCAGCATTAGTAGAGATGGACCAAAAGAGATTAGAGCTAGATGTTCTTGTATCTTACTCAACTGGTATTAGTAAAAAACCTATGGCAGGTTTTCTTAATGGTTCTGCTTTTGCTGAAAACTATCAACCTCTTAATGATATTGGTGGTGACTTTAAAACTAGACGTATCTATGGTGTTATGGCTGGATTTGACGAACCACAAAAGATTGTAACTGGATTGCAATTATTACAAGCTGGTGTTATAGACGTTGAAACATTACAAGATAACATTGATGGTTTAGAGAATATAGCTAAAGTACAAGAACGTATACGTAAAAACAAAGCTGAACAAGTTTTATTTGATTCTATTCTTGCTAGGTCTGCACAAGGTGATGCTGCAGCAACTATGGCTGCTATAGCTATCTATGAGTATCCTGCTGCAATAACTGAAATTATGAAACAGTTTTATACTCCACAAGAACCTCAGATGACACCTGAACAAGAAATGATGATACAACAACAGATGATGCAACAACAATTAGGCGGTGGTATGCCTACTATGGCACAAGCATTTGGTATGTAACATGCAAGATGGATTTGATGTAGATTTTTGGGAAATGGTGTACCAAGAGTATGGTGTTACAGATGAATTAGATATATTATCTGAAAACGTAGTTGAGTACATAACACCTATGCCAGGTATTGTTATTTTGATTACAAAGGAGTTTTATGGCAAAGACTAGACGAGGCGGATATAGACAACCAAATAAGCCTGCTGCAGTTGCTACACCACAAGGTGGACAAAGGACTGACGGAGGTCCAGGAAGTAAGAAACAACCTCTTAGAAGGCTTCCTGACGCTGATTATGGGCAAAATAAAGAGTTTGTTGCACAACAGCAAGCCGCTCCCCTACCAGTTGCTAATAATCAAGTAGAATCTCCAAATATATTTGCACCTACAGAAAGACCTGGTGAACCAGTTACTACAGGGTTACCAATAGGGGAGGGTGTAGGTCCAAGAGCTTTGCCTGATAATACAGATGTTATTTTGCAAGCAATGTATCAAATTAATCCTTCATCTAACATATTGGAGATTATTAACAATAGGACACTTTAATGGGATTTATTCTACATGACAGGAATGAATTTGAGGAGTTACTAAAAGCTAGAAATCAAACTGAGCTTAAAGCTACTCAATATTCTGCAATGTTTCAACCAGACCCTATGGTTGTATTAGAAAACGTAAACAAATATACAAATGAAATGCCAGAAATGAATACTTCTGATGCAGCTACTTTGTCTATGTTAAATGTACCAACTACATATCAAGCAAGTAGAGATATAGCACAAATTACATCTAGTAACAGAATTTATAATGAAGCTAAATTATGGAATGAATTACAGTCTGAGTTTCAATATGACCATTTAGAAGACAATATGAAAATGACTATATGGGATTTAGCTACAGCAGGATTTGCTCCAGGTGGTGCTAAACCTTTTGATGTGCAATATGGTGTATGGTTAGGTGCAGCATTAGACGCATTCTTTCAAACATTTGGTCCTGGTGGTTCAGGTAAATGGTCTGTTGGTTCATTAGCGGTAAATGCTTTAACTCCTGGTCAACCTATGCAAGTTGGTAGGTCTGTAGCTTATTTAAGAGATTTAAGAGAATACAACAAATTATTAAAAAAAGGTTACTCAGAAGGTCAAGCACAAAAGAAACTATCTATTGATTTAAGTGGTACTACAGTTGCTAACTTAGGTGAAGATTTAAGTGGTCTAGATGAACTTAAACAACAAATAGATATGATACGAGAAGCTCATAGAATGGGTGGAGAACCAGTACTTGCTAATATGTTTAGACAAGTTATACAAGGTAAACCACTTAATTTTGATAGAGCTACATTATTTACTTTAGAATCTGTTAAAGCAGAAAAAACACCGCATTATATAAAACTTACAACTGAGTATGGTATGTCACCAGATGAAGCTAGAGCATTTATTTATAAGAATATTGGTGACCCACTTAAAGCTTTTGATGAAAATGGAGAAATAAATTACACATCTAGCTATAGACCTAACAGAGTTAATTTTTATGCAGGTAGGTTTAGACAAAAGTATTTCTTAGCTGGTCAAACAGAACAAGATTATTTTAGACCTGACTGGGCAGATAGAGATATATTACTTGAATATTCACCAGGTAAAGTAACTGCAGCTGAATTTTATGAACCAGGTACTTTAGCATTTAGAAACATGTCAGGATTAATTGATGCAGCACATCAAATTGTTCCTGACATAGTTGCTGGTAAAGGTGTTAAAGGAATTAAAAATTTACAAAAAGGTTTAAGAGGTG